AAGAGATGCAGGTGATAAGACTTTTACCTTTAATGGTAAAACTTACACCACTAAGATGAAGGAAGAAATGCCTGATACTGAGAGAGAAACTCAGGGTAAGAACATTGCTTTCTACAAGAATGCACTTGATGCGGCTAAGAAGTCAGCAGCTTCAGGCGAAGAAAGAGAGGCTATTGTTCGTAATTTGAACAAAGCACAATCTGATTACGCTGGAAACAAGGCAGGTCAAGAAATGACTACGGCCAACTATGTTTCTAGAAAACCTACGATGCCTGATGATGACTCTATGGGATTCACCTACGCAGGAAAAGCTCCTCCAACAGATGAGCCTAAAGACATGAGTATGCTTGGTATGCCCATGAAAAAGGGTGGTAAGGTTAAGCATGATCACGTTAAGAAGATGGCTTCTGGTGGTCATGTTAGCTCAGCATCTAAACGTGCAGATGGTATTGCCATGAAGGGCCGTACCAAGGGTAGATATCTATGATGGCAAGCCGCGGCATGGGGGATATCAATCCCTCTAAAATGCCTGGTAAGAAGATCATACATCGTAAGGATAATCCTAACGATGTAGAGGTCTACAAAGAAGGCGGCGCTGTCTGGGATAAACCCAACCCCAAAACAAAGCATAAAAAGCTTAGTCCAGAAAAGAAAGCAGCTGCTAAAAAGGCTGCTAAGAAAGCTGGCAGAAGATATCCAAATTTGGTTGACAACATGAGAATGGCAAGCAAATGAGCTATCCAATATCCACAACGACTACTGGAACGACCTCCTTTAATCTAAATGTAAATGATTTAGTTGAGGAGGCTTTCGAGCGTTGTGGTTCTCAGTTGCGTACTGGATATGATCTTAGGACTGCAAGGCGCAGTTTGAATTTATTGACCATTGAATGGGCTAACCGAGGCATTAATTTGTGGACGGTTGAAGAAGGCGCTATTCCAATGGTGACTGGGCAAGTGGCTTATCCAGTTCCTATTGATACGATTGACTTGTTGGATCATGTGATTCGACAGTATCAGGGCAATACGTCTAACCAAACAGACGTCAATATCAGCCGTATATCTGAGTCAACATACTCGACTTTACCCAATAAATTGACGCAAGGACGTCCTATTCAGGTATGGTTTAACCGTCAAAGCGGTAATGTAAACGCTACATCGGTAACAGTTTCTAGTGCAGTTTTGTCTACAGATACTGTTATTAACGTCACTACGACTACTCCTTTAGCCTCATCAGGGTTTATCAACCTAGACAATGAGACTATTTACTATTCCAATGTTAACTATGGTACGCAGTTGCAGAACTGTTTCCGTGGACAAAACGGAACAACTGCCGCAGACCATAGTGTGGGGACTTTGGTATACCAGAATTGGTTGCCAAACATTAATGTATGGCCAGCACCAAATGCAGGGGGTGGATATGTATTCGTATATTGGAGAATGCGTAGAGTCCAAGATTCGGGCAATGGTATCGAGATACAAGATATACCGTTCAGATTTATCCCTGCAATGGTTGCAGGACTTTCATATTACCTATCAATGAAAATACCTGGTACTGATCCAAACAGAATCATGGGATTGAAGGCGGATTATGAACAGCAGTATGATCTAGCGGCTCAAGAGGATAGAGAGACTGCTCCTGTCCGATTTGTACCTCGCAACATGTTCTATGTGAGATAGACATGCCAAATAGGTTTGCATCAGGCAAGTATGCAATTGCGGAGTGTGATCGGTGTGGTCAGCGCTACATGCTCAAAGAGCTGAAGAAAGAGATCATCAAGACTCGGCTTTTCAACATCAAGGTATGTCCAACATGTTGGGATCCAGATCAGCCTCAGTTGTCGTTAGGTTTGTATCCAGTAAATGATCCACAAGCGGTCAGGGATCCAAGGAATGACAAGAGCTATTACCAGTCTGGCGTTAGTGGTTTAATGACACAAGTTGGTTGCGGAACGTGCAAGCAACAGTCAGGATTCCCACAAGACGGCAGTAGGCAAATACAATGGGGGTGGCAACCTATTGGTGGTGCGAGAAACTTTGATGATGGTTTGACGCCAAACAATCTCAATCCTAAATGGGCAGTAGGTACAGTAACAATCACGACAACGTAGGAGTTTGAAATGGACAAGAAACAAGTAACAAAGATTGCAGATAAAGAAGCTGCAAAAGAAGTTCACAAGCATGAAAAACACATGCACAAAGGTGCTAAGCCTACTAAAATGGCTAAAGGCGGTGTGACCAGTAAAGCTATGAAAGCAGTTGGTCGTAACTTGGCTAGAGCACATAACCAGAAACCTGGGAGCAAATAATGGCTACTCAAATTAAAGCAACGACTAAAAATAGTCCAGCTCTAAAGGTAGGCAAGAATCCTGATAATGGCCCTGCTGAGGAATATGCAGGTCGTTACATTGAGGCTATGCCTGAGTTGGATTCCAGAGTGGATCGCAGCAAGCTTGAGAATCTTAGCATGACCGTCAATGGTGTAAGCAAGACTGTAGGCGAGCAGCATCCCAAAACAAGCGGTATCAAGATTCGTGGAACTGGTGCAGCTACTAAGGGCATTATGTCCAGAGGGCCAATGGCTTGAACTACATTCAGCTTACAAATGCTATTCAGGACTACACTGAGAATACATTTACTCAGGTAGAGCTGAACACATTCATCATCAGCGCAGAACAGAGGATATTAAACTCTGTTCAATTGCCGTCTTTGAGAAGGAATGTGACTGCATATTTGTCAGCACAGAATCCGTATTTGCAAGCTCCTTTGGATTTCTTGTCTGTCTTTTCTTTTGCGGTAATTAATCCTACTACTGGTGAGTATTACTACTTGCTAGACAAGGATGTTAACTTCATCAGAGCTTCTTTTCCAAGTCCAACTTACTACAACACTCCTGCCTACTACGCCATATTTGGGCCTAGATCAGACAATGAGGATTTCCTTACCTTTATGATGGGGCCAACCCCAGATCAGAGCTATGAGGTAGAACTGCATTATTTCTACTATCCTACTTCTATTGTTCAGGGAAGTATGTATTTGGTGTCCATTACTCAACCTGGAATTGGGTATCCTAATGGAACTTACTACAACGTTTCAGTAACTGGTGGAGCAGGATCAGGAGCTTTGGCTACGGTAACCGTGGTTGGCGGATCAGTTACCAATGTCACGATTGATGCAGGCGGTTCATTGTATTTGGTTGGAGATGTATGCAGTATTTCTCCAATTAATGGACAGGGTTCAGGATGTACGTTTAGTGTGACCAATACAACCAATCCATCTGGTACATCTTGGTTGGGTAACAATTTCGAATCGTCTTTGCTATATGGTTCTTTGATTGAGGCTTACACCTTTATGAAGGGTGATGCAGATATCATGGCCGTATATACAAAACGTTATGACGAGGCATTACTTCTTCTCAAGCAATTGGGCGATGGCAAAGACCGTGGCGATGCTTACAGAGATGGTCAAGTTAGGTATCCAGTTAAATGATAGTTCAAACCGTCACCACTTCGTTTACCTACAATGCTTTGTTGGGCAATATCAATTTGCAGACAGATCAAATCTACATGGCACTTTACAACGGTAATGCGGCCTTAGATAATACAACTGCGGTCTACACTTCAGTCAATGAGGTGGTAGGAACAGGCTATACGGCAGGCGGTCAGTTGATGACCAATATATCGGTGAGCTTTGACAATCAGAGCAACACGGTATTTATTAATTGGGCAAATGTTGTATGGAGTCCAGCAGCGTTTACATGCAGAGGAGCATTGATCTATGATAAGTCAAAGAACAATGCGTCAATCGCTGTGTTAAACTTTGGTTCAGACAAAACTTGCAGTAATTCCTTTACTGTAACGATGCCTGCGAACACAAATACGACAGCATTATTAAGGATATCTTAAGGAGTTTTTATGAGCGAAATAGCAAAATTTGGAGATACTTGTGATGCTACAGTCACTCGTGGCGCAGGCGCAACCGAGATCATGGGCTTAGAAGGAGTCTATGAAGCGGTTTGTTACGACAAAGATGGAAACATCAAGTGGCAAGATACCATTCAAAACTTGACCACTAACGTTGGCCGTCAAAACTTGTTGCAGTTTTACTTTGTAAGTCCTGCTTCAACTAATGCAATTGTGATGGGTTTGATGGGTGCAAGCGGTGGTTCATCTACTCCTGCCTATACAGACACACAATCAAGCCATTCTGGTTGGTTGGAAGTTGGCGGAACGAATGCTCCTACCTATTCTGGCACACGCAAGACACCTAGCTTTACCACAACCACTACGGCTAACCCAGCTGTATTGGCTACTAGCGCATCAGTTGTGTTCAACATGACTAGCTCGGGTACTGTGTACGGTGCGTTCATTAATGCCTCTGGTTCATCAACCATTGATAACACAACAGGCACATTGTTCAGCGCTGGAAACTTTACTGCTGGATCAAAGACAGTCAGTAATGGTGACACAATCAACGTTAGCTACACATTATCAGCCGCAGGCTAATAGGAGCCTCTGATGGCTTTTGCAATATATGATCGAGTTCAGCAGACGGCATCGGCTAACACCACAGTTAGTTTCACATTAAGTGGATCAGTAACTGGGTATCAGTCGTTTGCCGTTGTTGGTAATGGCAACACCACTTATTACGCAGCTTTTGATGGAGCTGGTAACTGGGAGGTGGGTCTTGGAACGTATTCCACTACTGGGCCTACACTAAGTAGAACAACCATCTACTCGTCTAGCAATTCGGGTAGTGCGGTCACGTTCAGTGGCACGGTCAATGTATTCATCACTTACCCATCAGAGTATGCCTTGTGGTCAGGTGGCCCCTTGGGTACACCAAGCTCTGGCACTTTGACCAATGCGACTAATTTGCCTATTGCAACTGGCGTAAGTGGGCTTGGTACTGGCGTAGCTACTGCTTTAGGCAATACGGCTAACGGTGCAAGTGGTGTAATGACTAAAGATGCCAATTCCAATATCACTTGGAATAATGAAGCACCTGGATATACCAACGTAGTTACCGCAGCTGGAACAACTACTATTACCGCATCTGGTACTAGGTATCAGCACTTTAGTGGCACAAGCACACAGACTTTGAAACTTCCAGATGAAACAACTATTCCCGTTGCAATGGGATATATTGTTGATAATGATTCAACTGGAAACGTAACAGTTCAGGATAGCGCAGGAAATACTTTAGCTACTGCCATACCTGGTGGAGCTGGTTGGATTTATTCTTTGTCCAATAGCACGGCTACAGGTAATTGGGCTGGCTATTTATTGCCTCCAGGAAATAGCTCTACTGCACCCTTAACTTGGGGTACTGCAGGTTTAAATATGTCTGGTCAGTATCTTCAGGGTGTTACAACCTTGAGTATGTCTGGACAATTGACCAATACAGTTGCTACAGGAACTGCTCCATTCGTGGTTTCCAGTACAACGCAAGTGGCTAACTTAAATGCCGCAACTGCTGGTAGCGCAGGATCGGTAACCAATTCTTTGACCCTGAACAATAGCGGATCTGGTGCTAGTTCGGGTACAACTTACAACGGGTCAGGCGCAGTTACTTTATCCTATAACACCATTGGCGCATCTCCTTTGGCTGGATCAGCAAGCATTACTACCGTTGGAACAGTTACTTCGGGTACTTGGAATGCTAACGTTATTACTGGTACATATGGTGGAACTGGAGTCAATAATGGATCCAACACCATAACGGTAGCAGGCAACTTCACTACTTCTGGCGCTTATCCAATTACATTTACTGCAACTGGATCAACTTCAGTAACTTTGCCTACTTCAGGAACATTGTCTACTGTTTCTTTAAGTGCAGCTAATTCATGGACTGCTACGCAAACGTTTAGCGGTACATCTTCAACATTTGCAACCTCATTGTTGAATGCAGCTGAGCCAGTAACTGTATCAGCTACGGCAGCAACAGGAACAATTAACTTTTATGTTAATAGCCAGTCTGTTCTTTACTATACAAGTAACGCATCTGCCAACTGGACGCTTAATATTGCTTTTAGTAGCGGTACGTCTTTGAATACTGCCATGTCTACTGGCCAGTCAGTAACAATTGCTTTTTTGGTTACACAGGGTAGTACGGCTTATTATAATTCTACGGTGAACATTGATGGAACAACAGTAACACCTTATTGGCAGGGCGGATCAGCGCCTACAAAAGGAAACGCTTCTGGCATTGATGTTTATACTTATACGGTCATTAAGACGGCTAGTGCTACTTATACCGTATTAGCTTCACAGACCCAGTTCTAATATGTTTGGGATAACATCATTTTCTGCAACATCTTTTGCGGGGAATCCGACTGTTATCAATGCCGTTGCGGTTACAGAAACTGTAACGCTATCGGATGTTGAGTCCGCTTCATCATACCTTGTTGGAGCTACAGTTGAGTCGTTCAGCTTAACAGATTTAGAGCCCGCAACGTTCATTTTCTATGAAACTGTAACAGATAGTATTACAGTTACGGATGCTGAGACAGGTGGATTTGGTTCTTATGTAACCGTTCCTGAATCATTTAGCTTTTCTGATGCGTATACAGGTGCAGGTGCATTTGCAGGATCTATTGCAGATACTGTTACTTTATCAGTTGCTCAAACTGGTGGCGTAGGTTTTGCAGGTTCTGTTTCTGAAACTGTTACTTTAAGTGATGCCATAACTGCATTTAAAGGATTGAATGGTTCTATAAATGAAACCATTAATTTCTCTGACAACTTTACCATGCAAGGTGTGTTTGTTGGGGCGGTTTCAGAGCCAGTTACATTAGCAGATATTGTTGTTGGCAATAGTAATTTTGTGGGTACTAATGTAGAATCAATTTCAACAACTGATTCATTTGCTGGTAAATACTTTTGGGAAAATGTTAACGATACGCAATCGGCAACATGGGTTGCAGTAAAAACGGTGTAAGGAAATAAAATGTCAACAAGTTATACGTCATTGTTGGGTCTAGCTTTACCAGCCACAGGTTGCTTGTCTGGCACATGGGGAACTGTAGTAAATAGCAATATTACGCAATTGGTTGAATGTGCAGTTGCAGGATCAGCAACTCAAAGTGTCACTTCAGCAGATTGGACGCTGACAACAACTGGTTCTGGAGCAGCTAATCAAGCTAGGCAAGCTATTCTTATTCCTACTGGCACACCTGGTGTAAACAGAAACATCATAGCTCCAGCCCAGAGTAAGACTTACATTATTGTCAATCAATCTAATTCGACCATTACAGTAAAAGCTTCAGCTACAACTGGCGTGGTAATAGCTGCCAATTCAAATGCGGTGGTAGCTTGGAATGGTTCTGATTTTGTTAGAGCTAGTGTGAACGCAGCGGGATCAAGTGCCCAAATTCAATACAATTGTTCTGGTGCATTTGGTGCATCAACCAATTTTACTTTTGACGGCACTAATGCGTATGTTGGTTCTGGCGGTGGTATTAAGTTTGGTAATACTGCAAACACTCACTATACTGGATTCAA